CAAGAATCAAACGTGATCCGCCTTCACCTGTTGCTGTGCCTCCAACTGATGTTGCTAATCTGTAACCGGTTTTGCTATTTTCAAACCGCTGCTTTGCGTTCTGATCACCTGCAAAGACAAACATATGTGACCATCTATCTTGATACCAATTTGATTGCAACAGCCGCCTAGTCTTCAAGTTGTCGCGGGTACTTAGATTGCCTGAATACGAAGCGCACAGAAATTTTTGCGCAGGATCTGTAATCCATTCCCAAGCAGGCCACATAACAGATACGATCGTTGACTTTGAATGCCTCGGTGGAATATTGATTAGTAAACGACGAATGTCACCTGAGGTAATAGCTTCAAGGTGTTCACAAATAGCTTCAATGTGCCAACTCGGAATAAACGGAATACCCGGTTCAACTACATGCCAAGATTGTTTCACGAACTCATAAAGTGAGCTTTCGGCTTTGCGCCTTAATTGCTCCCTAGAAATCATCTCACCTAGGGTTTTATGATTGAACGGGGCATTCATTCTGTTTTTGCAGCTTTACCTAACAAAGTTTGAATCTGAACTAATTCGGTATCACTCAAACCTTTAAGATCTACAACCGATGTCTGTATAGCATTACCATCAGGCCCACTGATTTCGCTGCGTGCTAGTTTAGGCACATGGTATTCAACCACGGATTGAAACAGATTAAAAGCTTTTTCAGGATTTGGTCTAGTAACATAAACCATATTGCCATCAGGATCATAAACCTGATTGCCATTAGAGTCAAGCATTGGACTGCCATTAGCAACCTGATCTAACCAACCTGTAAGCCGGTGTGCATTACCGTCGACAAATTCAGCAATTGCTTGCTTTGCTGTCAATGTAATTTTGTTTTGTGTGCCCTTAGCTCTTCCTGAACCAGGCATTTTTGGCGAACCTGGTTTATTGCCTGGAGTGCCTTTTTGTCGTAATTGAGTCATAAATCAAACCCTTTCGGTCAGATGTTCTAATTTAGATTCTAGCATAAAGGCTTTCAGCGCGTTTAATATTCTATTTCTTGCCAGGAACCGCCACAAAGCGCTTAAGCCAATCAGGAGGCTGATTACCATAGACGTAGATCAAAAGCTTGCTATAAGCCTCGTCAGCGCCTTCGCACACAATAGCCTCATAACCTTTTGCACGCAACTTATCAATAATATCATTTTGATTACTACTAGTCCTACCACCAATCTTTTTCATCTCAATAAACAAACCGTGTTTGTTTTCACGTGGCTCTGCAAGAAACAAATCAGGAGCACCGGCTAAAACTCCTTCTTTTTTCATTTGCGCAGCTACTCGAATGTCTCTCTTTCCACCATTTGGAATGCTCATAAAAACCAGCTCAGGATGAAAGTTTCTGACCCTGGCAACCAAAACCGTTTGCTCGCTTGACTCTGATTTTATTGCTTTAATTTTCATGATTTAAAGATCGAGGATCGAGATCGAGTTTTAAAAAATCCAACCGGCCACCGGCAGCATATATACTTTTTTTAAAATCTATATATACATACCGGCCATTGACTTTATATACATTTACTCTATCCTCGATCCTATTTAGTAAATAAGTTAATGAAATCAATAACTTAAAAAGGATAAAGTTGAGGATAAGGTTGAGGATAGGATTAGGTTCAATCACTCTAAAATGTCTTTTTCGTTAGTTTCTTCCAATTTTTGTCTGACAGCAACATTTATTTCATCCGCGTCCATTTTTAAAAGGTCTTTAAACGCTATCTTCTTAAACCAGATTTGACACATGCTTCCCTTCCATTTTACGGCCTTATCCATCTTCATATAGCCTAACTTCATCAGCATTTTGTTTAATGCTTTGCCCTTAGGAACTTCCACATCTTCTATGAATCCCATAGCTGTTGTGAGGTGTTTGCTAGAAAAGATTTCTTTGCTAAAGCCAGGTCCACCGTCTTCAAGGAGTGTTTTTATGATTTCAAATTCATCAGATGTATTTAAGCCAATCATTTGATTTTTTGCAAATGAATTAGGTGCTTGTCCTTTCGGGTTGAATGCATCTGCAGGAACGTACTCAAGCAACCACTTCCTCAGTCCAGGTGCATGATTAGCTATTGATTCAAATAAACGACTAAAGTAGTCACTATCAGCAACTCTTGCAAGTTCTTCTTGATCGCTAAAAGGTGTAAACTGAACCCACCATCTTCTATCTGTATCTTCTAGAGGTAGAGCATCATGATGGTTAGTAAATGCAATATAGTTAACAGTATTCGGTGCAACAAATTCGTTGACGCCTTTAGGATGAATGGTAACTTGGTCATTGGTAATGTACGGCTTAATCGTATTTAGCACATCGTGGCGGTTGTGACCAACCATGCGAATTTCTTCTAAAACATTGACGCATCTGCCTGCTGCCCAACTAGTAAAGCCAGTTGCCAATACGCTTGGTGAAACAATACCTACATTGGCCATGCCCATGACTCCCATCATCAAGTTACCAAGTACAGACTTACCGTCTCCTTCAATGCCTTTAATTAGAGGGGCCCAACGGATCTTTACACCAGGGTTTTGTACGCAGTAAGCCATCCAAGAAGTCATAACTGCAGCAGCATTAGGTTCAGTGAGGATCATTGCCAAATGGGTTTGCACAACTTTAATGGCCTCAAGGTCTCCTTTGCTATATGTAGCAGGAATGTCAGGTGGACTATTTCGATTGTATTCATTGACACAAGGCACACCATTCATTTCAAATAAATCTTCTGCAGCAGGCAAATAGATGATTTTATCAGGTGTTGGTATGCCCCATAGATCTAAAGCCAAAGTAGCAGCAGAGTCATCTCCAGTTAGCCGGTTAAACATAGCACCAAAGCCTGACTGCGTAACTTTCCTTTTAGTCACTATGTTAAAGAATCGGTCTTCATGTGTAACATAAACCCAGTCAACTGCCCAATCAGGTACTCCATCTCTGCCTTTTGGTTTAATCAGATTCTTTGCATCTCCAATAGATACAGGGAACTTAAACTCTTTAAACTTATCTTTAAGGATGTGGGCCAAAACACCACGGCTAATGTGGTCAATGCCTAACTCAGCTTTGATTGCCTCAACCACAGTTGTTCTTAGGTCATTGATGTCCAAGCAGTCCTTAATCATAGCTTCGTAGCGTTCAAAGGTTCTGGTTTGCTCAGCTTTTTTGACTTCACTTGCCTTTTTGATGATCGAAGCTAAAGTAATGGCCCCACTGCCTGTACCGCGTTGTTCACTAAAAGAATCCCATTTGCTTTCAAGTTCTTGTCTGTTATAAGTTGATGTAGTTTGACTAACCTCATCCCAGACTTCCATCCATTTAGGGTCACCTGAGCCTTGATGATGCAGCGCCATACCAAGTTGGAGCCAATCCTCATAGTTCTCAATATCACCTAAAAATGGGATTAGTTCATCATTAACTCTGTCAATATCCCAATCATTTAATGCAGGTTTGTATGTTTCTAAAGAGCTAACTTCATTATTTGAACCAAAGTGTCTTTCAACAAACCAGTCAATATCTTGAACAGTATCAGGCAAATTGTTATGACCATTAATCGTATGTCCTGTTACTGTAAAATAGCGACCGTCACGGTAAACTTCTACCTTGCCTTTTTTGCCAGATATAGCCAAATTAGATCTAGTAAACAGTTTAATGCCTGTACCTGATGGGCTGATTTCAGCATAACCATCGACTTTTTCTAAAATTTCTGTTGCGTCCTTGTTTAACTCACCATCAATAATGCAATCATCTAAATCAATACCCTGGAAATCGTCTGATCCATTGATTATGATACCTATGCCATCAAAACCACCCATCAGATAGACATCTACAGCATCATCATATGTGGTCCATGTAGCAGGCGATGTGCTTTTTGCCATCTTTCCATCGGTTTGGTAAGGCACCTTTTTCCATACAACCTCACCATTCTGCTTAGACTGCGGAACCATTTTCCACATGACCCATCTAGGTATGATTTTTAATTCAGCAGGAATTTTGTTAGGAACGACTCCTAAAATGATAGGTTTATTTTGCATTGGCTTCACTTCTTTTGTATAAAAGATCTACTAAAGCCACAATGTTGTTAGCATCAATGTTTCTGAGTCTGAGTTCAACAAGTATATTTTTGGCAACAATAAGCAATGTACGGACATCTTCAGCGGCAAGTTTCATTTCAGGTTCTAGCTCTAACAGATCAGTTTCTTGAGATGATAAAAGATCTGAGTCATCAACTGAGTTGAAGTCAATCATATATAGGGATCCTTAAAATGGAAAGTAAAACAAATAAAAGGAATGAAAATTCTAACACAAAAAATGATGTACAATACATCATGACCATAAAAAAATCCAAACCTTTTAAAGCCGAGTGCCAACAGGCTCTTGATTCTTTACTCGTTTATTTCGGTACTAAAGCCGAGATGGCTAGACATGCCAAGATGAGTAGAAATACCGTATCTTATTGGTTTACACGTGGCCAGATAGGCCGTGTGGCTGCCAAAAAATTCGGTTCAATGAAGACCGTGCCATTCACAAAAGAACAACTTAGACCTGACATAGTCAATTGGTTGCCTATGGACAAACGCAAATAAAAAAAAATTTTTGAAATAGTGTGCACAGACTAAAAAACGTTGTACAATTAACTCATGGCAACGTCGCCATCTAAATGTCGAAAAGGAAAAAATCATGAACATCATCTCCGGACTTACCAAAGAGATCGAACAATATCGTGTTGAGCAAAAAAATCCTTGCAAAAACTACGCTACTGAAGCTGCTGCTGAAAAAGCTACTGCCAAGATGGCTAAAGTAGTTGCTGATTATTTCTACCATACTCCAGGTGTTGAAGCTGACCGTCCTGCCCGGTATGTTGTGTTCTATAACGCCGCATGGGGTCGTTGGGTAGGTTGCATCGACTTGACCGAGTTGATGAAGCGTAACACTTCTAACGGCGGTTATGTGGGTGATTTCTGCAAAGGTTTCTTTACTTTCTAATTAAAAAATTTTTGAAATAGTGTGTACAGACTAAAAAACGTTGTACAATGCACTCACGGCAACTTCGTCGTCTTAATGTTGAAAGGTTAATCATGAATCAAATGACAAAAGACATCATGGTTTGGCTTAAAGTTGATGTGGAAACAGCTCTTAAAGTTCAAAACGAAATGATGTGCTCAGGCGTTAGCTTTAGCAATAGCTCAACCGCTGTGTTAAAGCGTTTAGCTAAAGAATGTTTAAATGCTGTAAATGATGCAAAGGATTTATCATGAACAAAGTCTTATTAGTCACAATCAAAAATGTTTATGGTACAGAGATGATCTATCCTGCAAATGATGCAGCTCATATTTTTGCTAACATTGCACGTCAAAAAACCTTGAGTCGTGAA